AAGGAGGCATCATTTATTAAAGCCTAGTGATGGAAAGCGTGGTTGGTCTTTAAAAGCAGGTGATGATCAAGTAATACCTTTGTGTGTTTTTCATCATGCACAGCTACATACTAAGTACGGAAATGAATTTAAATTTTTTGAAAAATATGGATTTAGGAAAACAGCAGGTCAGGAATATGCAAAGCAATTATATGAAGGAAATCAGAACTGGATAGACGAAGAACAGGAAGACGATCTGCCTTTTTGAAAATATATAAATAAAATACTTGCTATGTATTCCGTTTTGGAGTTATACTTATTACATAATAAATTGATACTCACAGAGTAAGGAAAAATAAAATGAAGAAATTAACTAGAAAACAAAAAATATCTAATATAAAAAAAGCCTTTATTGAAAACAATAATGGAAAAGGTTATCAACACTTTTTTAAAGATAATACACAAGGTGACTTGAATGAAGCACCTTCTAATACACAATATCATGACTATGCAATAGTTTCATATTTAGATGATAACTACAAAGGAAAAAAAGAATTTAGAATACTTGCAGGTCAAGAAGAAACTAAAAAAACATCTAATAATAGAACTAGAACTAATCACGAACCATTAGCATGGTATTTAAACACTGAAGAAGCTGAAAATCTAATATGTTTGTTAGAAGCATTCATTGAAGTTGAAAATCAAGAAGGAGAAAAATAATGACTAAGATAGTAGGCAATCAAAACGCTAAAACATTTCATCTATATATCAAAAAACCAACTGATAAGGATTGGTTTCAAAGGATGCGTTCTAATGAATATGGAATGATTGATGATCAGAGTATGAAGTTCAAGCAACAGGGCTTTCAAACTAAAATAATATCTAGTGACTCATACAGGGTTGCACAAAAACAAATACAGGAGTAATTAATGTTTAGCACAAAAGAGCAAATTCAAGAATTAAACGAAACACTAGGTGAATTAGATTTATGGGAATATAAGACATCTAAAAGCAAGTTAATTGATCTAATCATAAAGCATAGATTATATAATATAATGCAAGGACAAACCCCTGAAGGCGTTCTAGACGCATATATTAACTATTTACAAGAAGAAGAAGCCAATAATTATAGGCAAGGAGCAATTTGAATGTTGAAGAGATTTTTTATAAATTTAGATCGCTTTCTAGATAGAAAGTGGAAAGAAACATGCTCTGTGCTTTTTTACTTAGCAGGTATAAAGGTTGAAGACGATGTTGACTGGTTAAACATGCATAACAATATGGTGGATGATGAGCAAAGTAGTAAGTCTAGAAGACTATAAAAATAAGAAACCTAAAACAATTGAAGAAAATAACAAATTAAAGTTATTTGACATACATAAGAAAATTCTTGATTTGCATGAAAAATCAGTGATAAATTATGAAGAGTATAAAAAGCTTTTAAATAAATTGAATCAAGTTGTTAATAACAAGGGAGAGAAAGATGAATGAATTTTTATATGATGATCAAGCACCTTACAGTGTTAATTTTAATAGATGGTATCATGCTGTAGGTGTTGAAAGAGAAATGTTTAAAGAAGAAAAAATGGATTTTGATGATGCACAACTTACATTTAAAAAGATGTGGGGATATAAACAATTAGAGTCTAAAGTCTTTATTAATTAGGAGAAAATGATGCTGAAATTTTTAAGTGGAGCAGATATAGAATTTTTAAAAAGAACTATAAGGTTTTTTGATAAGAATAAAGAATTGAGTCATCGTGATAAAAATAGGGTTAATTTTTTGTTAGGAGATTTAACTGAAGATAAAAGTCTAGAAATATTTACTGATATCGTTATGAATTATGAAAAACAAAGAAATTCTTTAAAGGATGATGATTTGCATTAATTAGATTTATTTTCTGAACTATATTTAATATTTAAACCACATAAGGTACAAAGACGGTTTTTTTCATCTAATCCTTTATCAGTTAGAGTATATTTTTGACCCTCTACTTTTATAAAACCATCTCCAATCAAAGCAGTTAGGTTTTCACTAGGTATATCATCACCAAACATTATTGCTAATATTCCACCGAGTCTTTTAGTCTGTGTTTTACTTAGTGCCACTTTTATCTACCTTTTTTTTAGTTTTTACTATATTTTTTAAATCATTAATATCTATTTTCTTTTTTCCAAACAACCTTTCCCAGTTATCTAAATAAGCTTTGTCATCGCCTTTTTTTCTACGAGAGCCTTTGCCACCATGCCATTGATCAGACATTTTCCCAGTCTTTACCTTCAAATAATAGTGCTTCTGCTTCTCTACGTCTTATAAGACCTTGTAATACCTTACCACCTGCTTTATTCCATCTCTTTATCTGTGCAGGAACATCTTCATATTCGCCTTTGTTAATTACTTTAAGCATCGTTGAAGCGTTTAGGTTTGCACCACCAAGATTAAAAGTCCATGAAACTAAAGCATCAAATTGATGTTGATGTAGTGGTACTTCTACAGCTTTGAGAACAGCTTCTTCATATATCTCTAGATCAGCTATTAATATACTATCTGCTTCTTCCTGTGTTATCTCTTGCCCTTCTTCTACAGACTTAGTATGACCGTAGCCTATTGTCCAAACATTTGCGGCACATTTATAAGATTCTAATTTGCACCCTTCAAATACTTTGATAAGTGCTATTCCTTCTTGTGATATTTTCATATTATTCTCCCCAAGTTCCGTCTTTTTTAACTTTTGCTTTTTTTGTTCCACCCCAGTATTCAACTGCGTGTCCTTCTTTAACGAGGGCTTGGCAAATATCTTTCCCATTTTTTGTAAAAGGTGTTGCAAGAATCCGTCCATATTTTCCCTTTCCATGTGATTGTATTACTAATTTTTCAGCACATAATTCTTTTAACCTTTCTTTTGCTTTAAGACCAAGTGCTTTTTCTTCTAAATTTCTAGTTCGTGACTCAGGAGTATCTATTCCATTAAGTCTACATCTTTGTTTGTGAAGCTTTACGTCAAAGCCTAAATCTAAAGTCACATCTATGGTGTCTCCATCTATTACCCTTTCAAGTATAGCGTTGTATACAAATGGTGTGACTGATTTAGACATAGCTAATTACTTTTTAGCCTTACCTATATTAAGTGCCGCGATTTCAAGTATCTTATATAACTTGGCAATCAATTTATCATCTTTTGGTGTTGCAGTAAGTGAGCAAATTATACTTGCACCACAAACCACACCAGTGACAATACCCAACCACTCTCCTATCATTCCTAACATATTAATCTCTCCTATAATGAATGAATCTAAATGGTATCAGATTATTTTGTGTCTGACACCTTTTCTTCAGGTTGATCTTGCTTATCATAATCTCTATAGAATTCAAGAATATGTAAAGTATCTTTAATATAGCGTTTTATCTCTGCCATATTCATGGATAGATTTTCGTAATCTTTAGAGGTCAAAGCATAATATGCTGTAGGGGGTGCAGAACCTTGCTCCAAGTCTGAAAGGTACTCTTTCATTATACGAGGGGTTAAAATTTCCCAGTCAATATCCACTATATTAAGTTCTATGGGGAGTGGTGGATGGTACATTGGCATAGGCTCTGCAACTGTTATAACTTCTACAGGCTTAGGTTGCGTTGGCAACATAGAACACGCTGTGAAGTAGAATAAGGTAAAACTAACTATTATTAGATTTTTCATCAAACTGATTAGGGTTGGTTAAAGCTATAAGGTCTTCTTTGACTTTCTTTGTTCCCTTATTAACTATATTTTCTATTAGCTTTGGTTTAGCTAAAGCAAGATTATCAAGATCATGTTTTGCAAAAGTGTTTTTAAGTTTATTAACTTCTCTTTGTGCTTCTTGGTTTTTTGCAGTTAGAACATTAACTTGCTCTTGTGTTTGTTTTTGTTTTGCTAGATTTTTTTTAATAGATTCGTTTTGTTGTTCTATAGAATTTTCTAAAGCTATTTGATTGCCTTTTAAAACTGCTATTTGATCTTGTAACTTGTTTATATACCAAGTGCTACTTGTAAGGGATATTAGCAGTAAGCCACCTAATGCTAACGATAATTTGAACCCCATGTATACACCTGTAATTTTTCGCTTTTACCTTTAGCCTGAATTGGTTCTAAAGATGTTAATTCTAATTTTATAGCATTTTTTGTAGTTTGACCAATTAGCAAATCTACACCTGCTTGTTTTGTTCCTGATTCAAGTCTTGCCGCAACATTAACAGCATCACCTATAGCAGTATAATCAAATCTATTTTTAGAACCCATATTGCCTATAACTGCATATCC